GTGCATAAAGGATCAATTTCAAAATTCTTGTATTTAAAAAACTGAGAATTGGCTAATACATTTTGAGCTACTCCTCCTGTATAACTTACATCTGAAGTAGGCATAATTTTTTTGATTTTAGCTTCTGTTTCTTTTTGAAAAATCTGTAGGGAACCTCCGTGACTGGAGAGAGCCATAGTTTTACCACAATGGCGGAAGGTTAAAAAGTCTCTTTTTATAATTTCAATAGTTCTGATTTCATAATCCTTCCCTATATTATTGTGTTCTTGAAAAATAATTTTATCTTTATGAAAAATTGTTTCTTGTTCAGTCTTATTATCGTTGAGCAAGGAGCCGTCTCCATCAATAACTACCATGTTGGCTCTTTCACCAATAGTAGCTTTGGCACAATAACTATGAAATAAATGATGATTTTTATCTTCAGCAAAACGCATTTGAGTATGGGGACCTATTAATTTAAAATTTTTCAAAGCATCTTCCCAACGGAAATGACAAGAGTCGGTTAGAAACGTAATAATAACTTTATCAAAAGTTATCCCTAGTTTTTTGATCTGAAGCAGAAGTTTAAAAGAAGGAAAAGGGCTCACAATCATGTGATTAAACCTCTCTATTTGCGCATGTAATAAAAATTTATCATTTTTAACGATCGTGATAGACCCATCATGAGAAGAATGTATTGCCAATATATTCATTTTGCTTTATAGAGATATATATATGCGGGAGAAAGACTGGAGTCAAATTAAATGAATCTATCTAATTATTTTTGGTGTTTTAAATCTGCACTCACACCAAGATTTTGTGATGATGTTATTAAATATGCTTTAGATAAAAAAGAAACCATGGCTATTACAGGTGGTGTGATCCAAGATAGAAATTTAAAAAAGAAACCCTTAAACAAAGAAGAAGTTAGAAATTTAAAATATAAAAGAAATTCAGATGTGGTTTGGCTCGATGACGCTTGGATTTATAACGAAATACACCCCTTTGTCCGTCAAGCCAATAAAAATGCTGGTTGGAATTTTAACTGGGATAGGTCTGAATCTTGTCAATTTACAAAGTATAAACTCAACCAATACTATGATTGGCATTGTGATAGCTGGGATAAAGTTTATGAAACTAAAGGTCCAAATAATGGTAAGATAAGAAAATTATCCATGACTTGTCAATTAAGCGATGGTTCGGAATATTCTGGCGGAGAATTAGAATTTGATTTTAGACAATATTCTCCTCAAATGAGGGATGAGTCACAACATTTAAAGAAAGTAACCGACATATTACCCAAAGGTTCTATTATTGTTTTTCCTAGTTTTGTTTGGCATAGAGTTAAACCAGTCACCAAAGGAGTAAGATATTCACTTGTCGTATGGCATTTGGGATATCCATTTAAGTAATGGATAAACATGAATATTTTAAAACTCCTGTATGGGCAGAAGATAAACCAGAGTTTATAAAATCATTAAATAAGGCTAGCGATAAGTATATTCAAGAAGCCAGAAAAACCCAAAAAAATTATATTAAAAAATATGGAGATTTTGGAAATAGTTATCATTCAACTCCATTAACCAGAGATAATGATTTTTTAGATTTCAGGAATTATATAGGACAAAGGTCTTGGGAATTTTTAGACCATCATGGCTACGATATGAAATTATACACAACCATGTTTTCTGAACTGTGGGTACAAGAATTTTCTAAAAAAGGTGGGGGTGGTCATTCAGCTCATATTCATCAGAATCAGCATGTATCGGGATTTTATTTTTTAAAATGTAGTGAGAAAACTTCTTATCCTATTTTTCATGATCCAAGAACAGGTGCAAGAGCTACTAAATTAAGACTGAAACCAGAATTAAAAGGGGTATTTCATGGGACCGGAGTCATTCATTTTAGACCCAAGCCTGGAACTTTAATTATATTTCCAGGCTACTTGGAACATGAATATGCAGTTGATCACGGTAAAGCACCTTTTAGATTTATCCATTGGAACATAACCGCCCTCCCCCAAGAGATGGCTAAAGATGGTTAACCTAGAAGATAATTTTTTAGATGATAAAGATTTTCAAGTTATAAAAAAAACTTTATTATTTAATGATTTTTTTGATTGGTATTTTAATCACGGAATTATAGAGAGTGATCAAAAAGGTAATTTACATTTTTTTCAATTTACACATTTTTTATATCTCGATTATGTTTGTTCACAATTTTTTAATATATGTAAGCCAATTTTAAAAAAACTTGGTGTCAAATCTTTAGTAAGAGTAAAAGCTAATCTTAACTCATTTTCTACTAAATTAGTTGAAGGTGGGTTTCATCGTGATTATGACTATGATTGTAAAGCAGCTTTATTCTATGTAAATACAAACAATGGTTATACTAAATTTAAGAAAAATAATAAGATAATAAAGTCTGTAGAAAATAGAATGGTGATGTTTAAAGCCAATGAATTACATACAGGAACAAATACTACGGATCAGAAATGTAGAGTAGTTATTAATTTTGCATATTTTTAATGTCATTTAAAAAAAATAAATATGGGATTATTAGAGAAGCTGTGTCAAAGGACATGGTTACCTTTATCTATAATTATTTTTTAATGAAAAGACAGGTTTATGATACCTGTTTAAGATCTAGATATATTTCTCCATATGAAACAATGTTCGGTTGGTATGAAACAAACAATCTACAGGTTCCTAATACGTATGCTCTTTATGCAGACATCGTTATGGAAACTTTAATGTTGAAGTGTCAACCGCTTATGGAAAAGATCACAGAATTAAAACTTCAACCAGCTTATACCTATGCTAGACTCTATAAAAAAGGTGATATTTTACATAGGCATAAAGATAGATTTAGCTGCGAAGTATCTACAACTTTATTTTTAGGCGGAGATCCCTGGACTATTCATATAGATCCTACTGGAAGTAACAATATTTTATCAGGCTACCAAATAACAACAGTAGTAAAACCTAATGCTCCAAAAGGTATAAAGGTAGATTTAAAACCAGGAGATATGTTGGTTTATAGGGGTCATGAATTAGAACATTGGAGAGAAAAACTCAAAGGTAAAGAATGTGCACAAGTTTTTTTACATTATCACAGTAAGAAAACTTCAAGTTCGAAACAAATTTTTTTTGATGAACGACCTCATTTAGGACTACCTGGTTGGTTTAAAAACTTTAAGTTGCCTAAGGCGGACGCCAAATGATAATAAAAAATATTGTTATTGTTGGGGGTGGCAGTGCTGGTTGGATGACAGCAACTACATTACTAAGTCAATTTCCTGATAAAAAAATTACACTTGTTGAATCTCCAAATATTTCAACTATAGGTGTAGGTGAGAGTACTGTTGCTGGCGGACAATCCGGCTTTAATGGAATTATTAACTGGTTTGATCTGGTTAATATTAAAGACGAGTTTATGCCACACACAGATGCCATTCATAAACTCAGTATAGGTTTTGAGGATTTTTATTATAAAGATTCTGGAAGATTTCATTATCCATTTGGTATTCCTTATACCTTCAATCATAAGTCTAGGATGAATGACTGGTATTATAAAAAAATACGTTATCCAGAAACTCCTGTATCTGATTATGCAAATTGTTTGTATCCAGCCATGGCACTTGTTAATCAAAATAAATCACTTTTTAATGAAAATTTTAGTGTGACCCATGGTCGAAAAGATTTAGAAAAGGATACCATTAACAACCAAGTACAACTACTTTCAGACTTTTCCTACCAATTAGACGCAACTAAATTAGGAATATGGTTAAGAGATAAATATTGTAAAGCTAGGTATGGTAAAAATTTTACTCATATCTTGGCAGAAGTAAAAGATATTCCTTTAAATGAAAAAGGCATAAAACATCTTGCATTAGATAGTGGTCAAAAACTAACTGGGGATTTATTTATAGATTGTACAGGATTTAGGTCTCTATTATTAGGACAAACATTTAAAGTACCTTTTAATTCACTCGAAAAACTTATTCCTAATAATTCTGCTTGGGCAACAAAAATACCTTATACCAATCCAGAAAAACAAATTGTAAATTATACTAATTGTACTGCAATTGAAAATGGTTGGGTTTGGGAAATTCCTTTATGGTCAAGAATGGGATCTGGTTATGTATTTTCAGATAAATTTGTTTCTTCTGAGGATGCTTTAAAAGAGTTTAAAAAGGCATTAATAAAAAAAGGATATAAGAACGTTGAAGATTTAGAATATAGGTTAATACCCATGAAGTGTGGTTCTCATTCACAGTTGTGGGTTAAAAATACTTGTGCTATTGGATTGTCGGCTGGATTTATTGAACCATTACATTCTAACGGACTTCATAGTACGCATGAATTTATATTTAATTTAGTGCGTGTATTAGCACAAGGTCGTATCAATCAATGGGATAGACAATGCTTCACCGCAAGTTGTTATTATGGTTTTAATAAATTTTCGGCATTGGTAGCATTAACTTATACACTTTCTCATAGGGACGATACGGAATACTGGAGAGACATTCAAAATAGAGATTCACCAGATGTACTAAAACCACAACTTGCTTGCGGATATGGTACTTTTTTTGATCAGAAAATGCTAAGAGGAGAGTATAATACGCAAGGTGCATTGCCTTGTATGTCGGCTGGTATGAATTGGAATCCAACGGATATACATACACTTAAATATTATAATACATTCGATGATTTTGATCAGACTTATAGCTTTTATATTAATCAATTAAATTCAAGAAAAAAGAAATGGAATAAAGAGGTTAAGAATTTTATGAGTCCTTATCAATATTTAAAAAAATATATTCATAGGGGGTGAGAACAATTGGTTGACGATTGCAAACTATACACACTGCGAATAGCTTCATACGCATTACCCGCTATGGGAATTGCGCAGGAAGAAAAACTGTTTGAATGTTTAGCTCAAACTCCCAAAACTATTGAAAGGGTTGCCGACCAATTACATTTAACTTTACGAGCAACTGAAGCAATAATGATAGTAGCAAGTGCTTTGGGTTTTTTGAAGAAATACTCCAAGCATCACTATACTTTAACAGAGACCGCTCATACTTATTTGCTTCCTTCAAGTCCTTTTTATTATGATCGGCTTATAGAACCAAGCTATCGTATAATGAATACACTACGTAGCGTTATAAGAAAACCTGTTGAAGGTCCTAATAAAAGACATCCCATCCATGATTTTACGGACGAACAACTAAATCGGTTTATTCATCAAATGGATATCATAACCGCTCCTGCAGCTGTCGCACTTAGTAATCAACCTGTCTTTAAATCCATGCACACTCTTTTGGATGTTGCAGGCGGGTCGGGATCATTATGTATTGCTTTAGCTAAACGTCATCCTCAGTTGCGCTCTATTATTATAGATTTAAAAAGAGTAAGTAAAATCACACGACAGAATATTAAAAGAAATAAATTAACAGATCGTATAACAGTACAGGCTAAAGATATATTTACAGATTCCTGGCCTGTTGATTACGATGGTGTACTATTGGGAAATGTTTTTCATGATTGGGATTTAAAAGTCTGTCACTATCTAGCTGAACAAGCTTTTAAAACTCTTAAACCAGGAGGAACTATTTGTTTGCATGAAATGTTATTGAATGCATCTAAGACTGGTCCTTATGCTACTGCATGCTTTTCTGTTTCAATGTTAATACATGAACAAGGCAAACAATATACAGCGCAAGAATTGCGAGTACTATTAGAACAAGTTGGTTTTATCAATTTTCAAACCATTCCGACTTTTGGTTATTACTCCTTAACGACGGCGAAAAAACCATGAATGGAATAAAAGTTTATGATAATTTTTTAGAACCCAGTGTACTTCATGAAATTAATGAATATACTTTTAAGCAAAGTAATAAACCTAGTTGGAACACAAGTCATCGATGGTCAAATGATATTAAACGCTTTACTGCTCCTATAGTTTCTTTAGATCTTCCCAAAGACCTTGCTCTTTTGATTCAAGATCGATTTAATAAAATTAAATATAAAAGAAAAAAATTTAAGATAACCACTCTAATGTTTTATATGTGGCCACCAAATAGTTATATTGGTTGGCATGATGATACTTGTGATTTTGGAGCTTCAATTTATCTAAATAAAGAATGGAATATTGAGCATGGAGGAATTTTTTTATATAAAGATAAAGAAGATATTAAAGGAGTTTCACCTGTTTATAACCGATGCGTGATTAATGTGGAAAAAACTATGCATACCGTTTCAATGATTACCCCCGATGCACCTTTACGAAAAAGTTTACAGATTTTTGGCGAAGAATCAAAAGGAGATAAATAATGGATGGAATAAAAGTGTACGATAATATTTTTACTCATTCTGATGCAGCGCTTTTTTATAGTTTTATAATAAAAAGTCGTTTTACGATTGGCTGGCAAGATACTATGATTATTGAAGATAAAGGAATACAATTTATGCATTCGACCTGGTCAACTGAAGAGGTTGAACAAATAGGTCTATTAAAAAAAATAAAGAATAAGGATTTATCTAAAAAAATTAATAAGAGAGTTCCAAACAAGACAGTTTGCAATTGTAGTAAATTTGGAGAAGTCTATTCTCCGCATGATCATGGCTTAAAAACAGATGTACTTTTATATTATGCAAATTTAAACTGGAAAAGACAGTGGTATGGCGAAACTTTATTCTATTCGGAAGATTTAAAGAATATAATTCATGCTGTTCCATATACCCCTGGCAGAATAGTGTGGTTCAACGGTGCAATTCCACATTCTATTCGACCAAGTTCATCCATGGCACCCCAGTATAGATTTACAGTTTCCTTTTTCTTTCCAAGTGGCAAGAATTTATCTAATGTATGATCAACAATACTATAAAGATTTCATTATTTCCCACCTTAGTCTTATATTTTCCTCAGTTTATAAATTCTAAAGAGTGTGATAAAATCTTTAAATTATTAAAGACCAAAAAACTGTATGATCATCGCGCTGTGATAAAAGGAAAATCTACTCATGGTTTTACTACAGACATTTTATCGGAGATTTCTGTTGATCTAAATAAACCCCTTCAAGAGTATTCTGATCAGTCTAGGATTCAAATTGCCAATCAAATTAATAACTCTTGGTTCAATATTCAAGACAAAGAAAGTGTTCTTAAAGAACATGTCCATCCTAACTCTATTTTATCTGGGGGCCTTTTTATAAATGTTGGCAAAAAAGCCACTAAATTATACTTCCATAACCCCAATCCTTTTGTCTCTTATACTAAGACAAAAGAACCTTTAAATGATTATACTTATGAGTGGTATGGTTTTAATCCTAAAAAAGGAGATTTAATTATATTTCCAAGTTGGTTAAAACATGGTTCTAATCAAGACAAGAATTTTTCCAAGTTGGTTAAAACATGGTTCTAATCAAGACAAGAATTTTTATAGAAACAGAACCGTAATTAGTTTTAATGCTGTTTAATCATGGAGTTGACCGCCCCATCAGAGTATATTATAAAGGAATTTCTATGCTACATAAAATCAGATTAATACCAGGATTAGACAAACAATCCTCAGACACAGGGGCCGAAGGGAAATGGGTCAATGCAGATTACACCCGATTTCGCTACGGCTTCCCTGAAAAAATAGGGGGTTGGGAACAACTGGTTGACAAGAACTTGATTGGTGCCGGGCGTGATCAACATACTTGGGTCGATCTAGCAGGTAACAAGTACGCAGCCATTGGAACCAATAAGTGTCTTTACATTTATTTTGAAGGAGCGTTCTATGATATCACTCCTCTAGACACCGCTCGTCAACAAACGGGCGCCACGTTCACTATGACGAATACTTCAACCACGGTCACTCTTACAACATCCACGGCCCATGAAGCAGAGGCCGGAGATATTATTTTATTAGATGCTGTAACCGTACCTACGGGAACCGGATTTAGCGATAGTGATTTTGAAGATATTCTTTTTGAAGTGATAGCTGTGCCGACTGCTACGACCATAGAAGTAACCATGGGAAGTGCAGCAACCGGAGCTGGGAGCGGTGGAACGACCGCAATTAATTTTTATTATGTGATTGGTCCCCTTATTCAAACTTATGGATATGGCTGGGGCACGAATACATGGAGTGGTCAAACTCTTCCTCTCATTCAAACAACTTTAGATGGAGCTTTATTGAATGATGCTTATGGTACGGGCGGATCAGGAACTGATATTGATTTGACTGACACCACAGGTTTTACTTCTGCAGGTACCATTCTAGTTGACTCTGAATTAATTACTTATACCGGCATTACCAGCAATGCTTTAAACGGAATTACCAGAGCAACCAACGGAACCTCAACGGCGGCTCATTCGAGTGGCGCAG